CCACAGAGACTTGCCGTCCGTGAGTGCTTCATGCTCGGCTACAATCAGACTCCAATCCGCACGGGACGTGGGGTTGATGTTCGCGTTGAGGTCAACAGAACCATCGTTGTTCTGAAGCCCCTTGACAAAGCGGTGACGGGAAGTTTCGGAAAGCGGGGTCACGTCGTACATATCGTAGTCAGCGCCAAGGCCGCTAACGCCCGTAACGTAGTCCGCGATATTCTGCGTACCAGTAGCCGCTTTATACTTCCAACCCGTAGCCGGACGGGTGTTCACCGCAGTTTCGGGAGCATAGAGGATTTGGACACCAGCGCTGGAAATTTCACCAGCCATATTTACATTCCTCCTGTTAATTCATTTCTTCGCCGCTGCCGATGATCCGTCTGAATCGGGCAATCAGCGTGTAGTAGGATTGACTTGTGCTATCTAAAGGGGATTCAAAGGTTTCCACGAAATACATTGAGCGAAACGCGGATTTCACCGCGTCAAGCAACGCATACGCTTGTTCCTTTGCCCCGGATTTGAGGTTTGAGAAGATTTGCACTTCCCATGTTCTTTCGGAAATGTCCTGTGCGTTGGAGAGCGTCGCCGTGCCGTTCGGTGTGAAGTGTCCGATCTCACGCGCAAACACCGTGGGGAACTTTGACGGCGTGGGCGCATAGGTTTGAGTACAGTTCGCCGTACTCTCTGCGGCAAGCACCGCCGCCCTCATGCGGGTGTATATGGCGTTGTTGGTGTATTTCATCTGAACACTTCCTCTGCAATGCGCGGCAAGTTTTGCACCATCGCTTCGTAGGCGTAGTAGAACGCGGGGCTTGTCGGGACTTCCGTAATCTTTTGCCCCGCGAAAACCCAAAACCCATAACGCGAATACTGTTGCGCGTGGGTTTCAGACCAACTACCTGGACGAGCTACGGACGGTACGTCATCGTAAAGCCCATTGTCGCTACCCGCCGCGTCGCCAGCGCCAAACTCGATAAAAAGAACGTCCTTGCCCTCTGCGACAATGCGATAACCGTTTGCTGTCGGTTCAGTCCAAACAGCGGAGTGATGACCGTGGATTTGACGGATAATCGGTTCTCCGATTTGGCAAAGCCGCTCGGCAATCTCCGCAAGTTTCCTGTCCATGTCGGCGTACTTCTCTATTGTCTTGATCGCGTGGTCTATGCCGCTAATACTGATATTCACGACACATCGACCTTTCGCACGGCAATAGCAACAGAGTTAAGCGATCTCGCCACACGGCGCACGGTGTAGTTGTGTACGCCGTTTTGCGGGTCAGCATCAATCCAAAGCACGGAGTTTTCGTCAATCGGGATGTTCACGTCATCCGTCACGATTACGCGGTCATAGTCCGTGAGATTGCCGAACATCTCCAAATTGCTTTGACCCGTTGCTGGGGAAATGTTCGCCTTGACCTTTACGGGGGCGCTGTAGCCGATTTCCGTTTCGCCCGTGTAGTTTCCGTCAGCGTCCTGCGACTCCGTTTCTACGCCATATAAGGCGTACCAGAACGGACGCTTATTGCGTTTCAAGCATTTCACTTGACAACCCCCACAATCGGCGTGATTTCTTTCATCAGCGAATCGGGCAAGTCTGCCGCTTCATAGCCGCGTGAAATCCCGTTTTCTCCGTGAGAAACTTGACCCTCTGACCCGCGCTTGTTAATGTAATACGCCGCCGCCTTTGCCTGTACGCCGCCGTATTCTTCAAGCACAGTGGCTTTGTCCATCGTCTTGTAAGGGTCAGCCGCATGGTAAACAGCGTCGCCCGCCAAATCGAGATAGGCAGAGATAATGTCCGTGTCTGCCTCGTCGGTCATGTTTCGTACCAACACGATTTTTGCTTCATCCGTCATTATCTCTGCCTCCTGTGGTTAGTCCTTTTTCGGTCTGCCGCGCTTCTTCGGTTCGGGCGGGAAAACCTCAGAAACAAATTCCTCATCGTCAGCGGGAATCTCTACATATTCCTTGACGGCTTCAAAGTCATCGACTTCAAATTCCTCGCCGCCCTTGTGCCACTCGCCGTTGTAGTTCAGCCAGTGTTTAGCAATGACTTTCACCATTTCACCTCTTAGGTGGTGACCTTCAGCAGCGCCACCTCGTCCATGCGCTCATAAGAGGGCAGAACGATCTCGGACGCAAAGGGGTGGGAACCGA